CGCCCTGCGGCTGGTAGGTGTGCAGGGCGATCGTGGCCCGCTGATGATCGTCCAGGGGCAGTACGCGGCTGTCCCATCCAATCACCGTGCCGTTGATCTTGTCGGTGTCGGGATTCACTCCGCCGATCGTCTGCGTGTAGTACCGCGGCCCAACCTTCAGGCCCAACTGGCCGAGTTCCGTCATCGTCAGGCTGTCGCCGTGGATCGGGAGCCAGTCGCGGATATACACCACGCCATCGGCTGTCTTGCCGAACACCATGTTCACCGCAGATCGACCGTACCACAGGGCATCCAGCAGGTGCCGCATCAGATCCGTCAGCCGCGGCGTGGACTTCAGCACCTTCTCCACGAACGCGGCCTGCTCCACCGCGTCCTCGTCCTGCATGAAGTCCGCTGGTGCCTGCACCACCCATTCGCTGCATGCCACGGAGAGCTGGAGCATGAGCAGCGGCCCCATCACATCGGGGTCGTATCGCATCTGCCGCTGGAGCGTCCGATCCGATCGGAACGCCAGCGATCCCTGCCGGAGAATCTTGTTTACCGACAGGAAGTACGAACGCTGCATCTCCACCGGCGTAACCAGCGATTGCCACACGGGCCGGAGTGCGATGGCATCGCCGCCCTGAGTCTGTGCCGCCGCGTCCTTGCGTTCGTCGCTCATGTGTTCAAGTCTTTCCGTAGATGCGCCATAGTTTGTCCCGCGTATCCCTCACCGTCGCGGGCTTGTGCTGTGGATCATAACGGCGGGTTCGTGCATGCTCTAGCAAATCGACCACCGTATCCAAGGTGTCATCATGCTCGGCAGCAGGGAAAGCGATCATCTCATCTCGGATTGGCTGCATGGCCGTTTCCAGCCCGCCGTCCGCTCGGCATCGCAATCGCAGTTTCCGCTGCTCGACAGACGGCTGGGCCTCGCTGGCACGGGTGATCTTGTCCTTCGTGCGGGCCAGGCGATTGACGGGGATCTTTGTGCTGGCGGCCAACTGCTGGCACAGGCCCGCCTGCGGGCCATTGCCTTCCGCGATGATGAGCGAGACACCTAGCCGTTCGCATGTGTCCACGGCTCGCCGGACGAACTCGGGGAACGTGCCCTGCATTCTCAGGCATTCGATGAGCCAAACCACGCCCTGCGGATCGATCCGTGCAACCGTGCAAACGCTGTAGTCGCCCTTGGATCCGGCCTTGCTGGTAAACGCCCAGTCGATGGCCGCAACGCACCGCCCGCCGTTGAGGACATCGGGCGGCGGCTCGCACAGGTAGTACCCGGCGTCCAGCCAATCGGGCCGGAAGATCAGGTTCTCGCTGGATATGGGAACCAGCTCGTATGCGCGCGCATACGCCAGCGGCCCCATCTCACGCCTCTGCTCGTCCAGTCGCTCGGGTGTCCACACCTCGGGCCATGGCGACTCGTTGCCCTCGCAGGGCTTCCAGAACAGCGTGCCGGCTTGGCTGGCCTTGGCCTTCCAGTCTGCCGTCAGATCGTCGGTGTGGTACGGCGTGAAGAATCGCCATGTGCGCGGCTTGCCGTCCGCGTAGGCCCGCATGGGGAGCCAGTTGTTGTACCAAGCCTCCTTCACCTTCTGCCGCTCGGCTGGCACGAGGATGGAGTTCCGCAAGTCGCACACATCGTCACCCACGAGCAGATCCGCACGCCCGCCGGCCCGCCCAAAGATGCCGCTGGCCCGAAGCGTCGCGTCGCGGCTCGCCCGCGGCCTGGCAACGATCACGCTGGATGCCGATACGGAATCGATACGGATGTGCGGGAATATCAGGCCGTAGAGCGGCGATGTGAGCAGGCCGCCCACGAATCGAACCTGCTCGCTGGCCTTCTCGTCCGTTTGGGCGACATGCCAGATTCGGATGGATGGGTTCCGGCCAATCTCGTAGGCATACCGCAGTGCCGCCTGCACGCTCTTGCCGTGGCCTCGGGGCATGCCCACTGTGCCATCCGCCGTGTAGAGATACGCCTGCAACTCTCGGTGCAGTTCGCTCTGGTTGTAGCCCATAAGTTCCGCGAACGTGTCGGGATCAGAGCGTGCTGCCACCACCACCGCCGACATCTCCGGATCTAGCGGTAAGTCCTCGGCGTTCGATGATTTCTCTTGCACGGGCGGCTATCTCCGGTGTTACCACGATGCGATCGGTGGCCTGTCCACCCTCCAGACGCTCCATCTTGTCCAAGGCTATAGCCGCGTTCACCTTGTCCCGCACCATCGCGGCCAGCACCTCGGCAGCCCGGAGCCGATCCCGCGGCGATGCCATTTCGTCGGCCAGCATCCGGGCACAGATGGCTGGAGCTGCCCGGTACACCGCCTCGGGTATCTGCCAGCCCTCGTTCACGGCACGCCGGATCATCCGTAGGGCGGCGTTCCTGTCGCGTCGGTTGCTGGTGTCCAATCCCGTGGGATCGTGCGGCGTTTCCTCGGGTATCTCCATGTGGCCGATGGGTAGCGGCTTGCTCTGCATCGGTGATTCAGCGTAGCAAGCGATGAGCAAGGAAAAGCCTCCCGCCCACCGAAGCGGACGGGAGGCCAGAAGGGAGACGTAAGTTCGTCACTTGTTCCACGGCAGGAACTTGCCTGCCCACTTCCACAGCGGCGGGCCGATCAACGCGCCAGCCACGAACACCACCACCGTAAAGAACGTCGTACCCAGAGCGTCGCGTAAGAAATCCATAGTCATCCTCCTTTCGTCTGTGATGCTACCGCACGCCGGTAGGCCGCATCGAACTCGGGATCCTGGGCCCGCATCGCGGCCACCGCCTCGCGTGCTGTCTCGGCCCTGTCATCGTTCACCGCAGCGGCGAGCATGGACGCAGCCCTGGCCTTGGGCCGGGGTATCCACCCCAACGCGGCCCGGATCGCGCCCAGCACGCCCGAGGCCGTCAGGAGCCACACCGCTGCGGCCCCGGCTGCGGCGATGGCGAGCCACTTGAGCAGATCGGCCCACCACGGGGTGCGATCCGTGACGTGCGGCACGGCGGCGTGGATGTCTGATACCGCATCACGGATCTGCGTCGCGTTGGATCGAATCTGCTGCACATCTGCGGATGTGTCGTCCATTCGATCCGTGGCCTCCAGGATCGCGTCCGCGTTGTTGCGGATGCCCGTGGCCGCGTTACTGATCCGCTCGCTGGCCGAGCAGCCGACGAGAAGCAGGCACAGCAGCCATCTCACGCCCACACCCGGTACGGATGATTCGGGGCCGGGATCAGCGGCAGTTCGTCTTGCTGCTCCTGCGTCAGTTCGATGCCGACGAGTCGAAGGTTGGCGTGGCAGCCCGGAATGACTTCCTGCTCCTCGTCCTCGTTGTAACGCACAATCTCGCCGATCACGTCAAGGTTCACGCCGGCGGCGAGGATCAACCCGTCCTCGCCCTCGCTCGCCAGTCCTGTGGCGATGAGCGATGCGTGCAGGTGATCTAGTCCGTCTGCGCGGAGCCAGTAGTCGATCATGTGATGAGGCTCTGAAGGGTGGCGTTGGGGAGGCGGGTGGGCCAATACTTCAACTGCGTGATGCATCCATTGAGGAACGTAGTTGAACCGAATGATCTTGAAGCACCGATAGTAAGTCGATCCAAATTTACGTTCAACGTCCCGGTGTTGTCGCTTGCCGTCACTCCAACAGCGGCCAGGAAGTTGTCGTTCGACTTGTAGCCCCACGCTATTGCGGTGTTTAGCGCCGCTTGTGCGACTAGCGAAGGCCCGCTATTGAGATCAACAACAAAAAGGGCATCGCCCACACGCGGCCAGCGTCCTGCATTTCCTGCGGTGCCGACGCGGTAGGACGCAAATGTAAACACACGGCTTGTACCGACAGTGCCTTGTGATACCTCGAATGCGTAGCGATCCACGCCGGATCCGAAGAACGCTGCCGGGTTGTTCATGGAATACTTTGCGTAGAACGATCCCTCTGCGCTGTTCGTGAACCAGTCGGAGAAGTTGGTGCCCGTCATCGTGCACTCGTCCGCCGCCCTCGTCGCCTGCGACGCGCCAGTCGGGATGTACGAGGATGCGCCGGAGCCTGTCTCCAGTTGTGCGCCCCAGATGTAGATGCCGCTCCCCGTCGTGCCTGCGTATGAAGTCGTGGTGCCGTTGGTAGACAACCTGAACTGGCAGTTCGCGGTTGTCTGACCACCAGCCGTGGTAAATCGCATAGCAATCCGATACCAGCCTGTCGTTCCCAATGGGGTAACCGTCGTAATCCCTGCGGTTGATTCGCTGACAACGGCACCCGTAGACAGGTTGATCATGCTGCTTGCACCGCTGCCGCCATTTTCAAACAGTTGAACAAACGTCCGTTC